TACACAGAAGAGGAAAGCCAACAATTGAAGTACAAGCAAGACTTGAGTTTATACCGCTTAGGCAATCAGGACGATTTGGTTATTCCACCACACGGTTACCAGATGACACAAGGTTTCCACACTTTCGACCACCCTGTGCGTTTAGATAGTTTTCAACCACACGGGCATTTAAGGATGAATGCAGCAAGTTTAGAGATTTTTTATCCTGAAACAGGTCGTACAGAAGCAGTTAGCCAAATCTCTAATTGGAGCGCCACGTGGCATCACAGTCATTTGTATGCTCCAGAAGTAGCACCACTAATACCTGCGGGCGCAGTTATTATACTCAAGCAGTGGTACGACAACACTGCGGACAATCCAAATAATCCAGACCCTGACATGTGGGTAATGGGAGGTTCAAGAACAGGTGACGAAATGACTCACGCTTGGCTTGCTATCACACACTTAGATGAAGAAGGATACAACAAACTACTAGAGGAAAGAAATGAAAAAATTAATATTGCTAGTAACTAGTTTATTTGCAACTACAATTTATGCAGATGAAATTGATTATGCGAGAGATGTTGCGCCTATCTTTGTGGAGCAATGTCAAGCATGTCACAGAGAAGGTGGTATTGCTCCTTGGGCAATGACTAACTATCAAATGCTACAAGGCTTTGCTCCTGCTATTAAAGAGGCTATCGTGTCAAAGCGAATGCCTCCAGGTCAAATTGATCGTAAATATGCAGGCACAATTGTTAATCACAGAACACTAAGCAACCGTGAAGTTGATACGATTGTGGCGTGGATTGACGCAGGTGCACCTGTTGAGGGAGATAGAGATCCTCTAACAGAAACAACTTACTCTACTTCAGAGTGGGTACACGGTGAACCTGATATGATTATCGAAGTACCACCGCAAGAGATTCCAGCAGTTGGTACAATGGGTCCTAATGCAATTCCATATCGTTATACAAGTGTTGACCTTGGTCTCACAGAAGACAAGTGGCTAAGAGGTTCGGAGTTTTTACCTTCAGAGCCTACTGTTATGCACCATATGCTCAATACAGTATCTCTTCCAGGTGAACGCAACATGAACTTGCTTGGCACATCAGGCGAAGGACAAGGCAACATGGACTACGCACAAATCAGTGCTTATGTTCCTGGAGGCACACCTGACTACTATGATGCTAACACTGGCGGACTGTTACGTGCGGGTAGTATTGTAAACTTACAACTACACTATACACCAGACGGAACTGCAAGAACTGATAAAGCACGTATTGGGTTGTACTTCCATGACGAGGGTGTAGTACCTGAAGAAAGAATGGCAGGCGATTGTGCTTGTATATTCCCAAATACTTGGACGAATATTCCGCCATACGATCCTAACTTTGTACAAGAAGCAGAGATAGTACTGCAAAATGACATTAACCTGCATACATTTTTACCGCATATGCACTTTCGTGGTAAAAGTATGCGAGCAACAGCATACTACCCAGATGGTACTTGGGAAGAACTTATAGACATTCCACGTTATGACTACGCTTGGCAGTTATCATACACTTGGCGTGAACCTAAGTTTATGCCCAAAGGAACTGTACTACACGTAGAAGGTGCTTTTGATAATTCAGCAGACAATCCAATGAATCCAGATCCAAGCAGAAGTGTTCCTTGGGGACAAATGTCTGAGGATGAAATGTTCTTTGGAGCATTTACTTGGAAGAACATATAATGGATATACAATACGCTGTAGGTGCATTATCAATATTTTCTATATGTTATATGGGATTTGCTATAACTCTATCATTGACAATGAATAGAAAAAAATAATGTACGGTGGCCTTCCTTTATTTCTAACATTCTGTACTGTCCTTATCATTTGTGATACGGCCATACACGTAATGATACAGATGTATTTTGAGGGCCATCCTGCATTTACAACTTACCAATAGGCGTAGAACTAGAAGCAGTCATATTCCACACTTGCTTTTTTTCTACGCCTTTCTTTTGAGCAAACACTTTAGCGTCACAGTTTTTACAAACGTGAAAATAGTTGTTGCTTAAACGTTTAGGATCCATTGAACCTCTTGCACGTTCAAACTCTACATCACAACTGTCACAACGAAACACACACATCGTTAATTCACGCTTGTAGGTGTGTTCCTTGCCTGTTTTGCTAATGCGAACGTGTCGGGTTTGCTTTTTATATTCTTTCAAATACATAATTATATTTACATTAAGATTATAAAATTATATAATAAATACATTCGTAGAGAGGTAAAAAATGTCTGTAGTTACAATAACTGAATCAGCTGAAGAACAAATAACACAAATTTGTATAGAAAACAATGCAGAAGCACTTAGATTAGATATCAAAGGCGGCGGTTGTGCAGGTTTTGAATATGATTGGGGTATTATACAAAGTGCAGATGATATTTTACCAGATGCTGAAGTAATAGAACGAGGCACAGCAAAACTAGTAATAAACAAGGAAAGTATATTCTTTTTACTAGGATCAGAGATAGATTATGTAAGATCCCTCATAGGATCACAATTCGATATTAGAAATCCAAATGCATCATCAGCTTGCGGATGTGGCGTTAGTGTAAATTTTAATATAGATGCAATATAAACGGAGCAAATTAAATGGCAAAGCAGAACATTGATATTGGTGTAGAAGGTAATGACGGTACCGGTGATAGCATCCGCGAATCGTTTCGTAAAGTAAACGAAAACTTTAGCGAATTATATGCAGTGTTTGGTATCGGAGGACAGATATCATACACTGATCTTAGTGATACACCTAATACATACGAAGGAAACGAAAACAAAGTTCCTGCTGTAAAAGGTGACGGATCAGGAATTAATTTTTTAGAACTTGCATCTGATTTTGAGTTAGACGGAACATCTGATACTATTGGATTTGACTTTAGTGTAGATGGTAAATTAATTGTCAAACAACTTATATCGAAAGTTTCTAATGACCCTGAACCATCATTGTTTGGACCATTAAATGCCAATGGTCAGCCTATTGCTAATGTTAGTGTTGATCAAGAAGCTCTACAACGATTTAATGATACTTACGATACTAACTTTGATTTAGGTGCTCTAGTTATTGATAAAAACTTTGCTGATAGAAACTATCAACAAAAGGATGTTGCAGGTGACGGACTTAGAATTGGAGACGAACCAACTACAGTTAGTCAATATACTTTAACTGCTACAGGTATAGAACTTTATAGTTTAATTATTGAGGATCATGGATTAAGCCAAGCGTTTAACGGAGCACCGTTTGTATTCCGTACAACAGGCACCGAACCGTTTGGTGTTGACAATGGATCAACTTATTATGTTCGTGTGTTAGATACTAGATTAATTGGATTGTATGAAACTGAAGAAGACGCTGTAACAGGCGTAGCACAAATATTATTAAGTGGCGGTAGTGGTACATTTACAATTACTGATGGGGCATATGACGAAGACCTTGAGGGCAACTGGTTAGATAACCAAGCACTACCACGTAAATCAATTGTTCGTAGACAAGGCGATCAAATGGAAGGTATACTACATCTTTCTGATCACCCGGGAGAATTAAGCGGATTTGGATTACCAAATGGTCCAGACGATTTGCAAGCAGCAACAAAACTATATGTTGATAATGCAGCAGCAACAAGTGAAGTAAACTTGTACGTTTCACAGACAGGTAGTGATAGCCAAGAAAATACTCCAAGAGGACGCGAAGGACGTAATCCAGCATATGCATATAGAACTGTAAATGCAGCGTCACGTAAAGCAGAAGAAATTATACTTTCTGCTCCATATGAACCTGGTCCGTATATGCAAACAATGACATACAACAATGGTGAAGGTGTTGCAGACATTGTTACAGCAGGTATCACTAGTCCAATTAACGGACGTACAAATGCTAGAACACTTATACTAGAAAACAAAGAATTTATTCAGAAAGAAGTTACAGCGTACATTGATGCAACATATCCAGATTTTGCAGGAACATATGACGTTGAAATATGTCAGCGTGATATTGGTTATATCTTAGAAGCTGTTACACTTGATGCATTATTAGGTAATAACGCAAACTATCTATCTCGTTGGAGTGGTTTCCGTTATTTCTCAAATCCAAGTGCGCAGAAGGCAATTGGAAGTCAATACACTGAAACTGTAGCTGGTATTAGATATGCACAAACACTAGTAAGAGAGTATATTTTAACCAATACTGCTGTACCAACAACATATCAAGATCGTGTAGTACAATACATTGAACCAGCTGTTGTCCCTGACACATTAGCAGATAATGCTATTGATTCAAAATTTGATATAATTGTAGATATTATTAACAACGGAGTACTAGATGCGCCTAGTATTGTTGATGGCCAAACAACATACAAAATTAATGTAGGTAATGGCAACTTTGGTTTTATTGATCAAGCAAATCCTGAAAACACAGATATTATTCCAGGTAAAGTTATACGTGGTAGAAATTCAGGTGCTCTTGCTCGTATTATTGATTACAAATATGAATCAGGACCAAGAGCAGTTAGTGTTGCAGAAACTGATGAGATCGAAGTACAATTACTTAAACCAATCGAATTTGAACCAGGTGAAGAATTAGAATACGGAAATATTGTACGTGAAACACAAGTTACATTACTTGTTGAATCGGGTATTTACTATGAAGACTATCCAATTCGTGTTCCAACAAACGTAACTATTTTAGGTGATGAATTCAGACGAGTACTAATTCGACCTAAACAACGTGTATCACAATCAAGATATGCAGGAACTTTCTTTTATAGAGACCGAGATTTTGACGGGCTTGTATTAGGAAGAACAGAAATCGGTGCAATTAATAGCACTACTCCTGCAGATAGTAATCGTACACAAGGAACCTATGTTGTAAGTGATCAAGATTATGCATCAACTGGTTACGGAGAAGATGCTGTCTTTACTTTAGAGGTATCAGCTACAGGTGCAATTACAAATATTGAAGTTACAAATTCAGGTAAAAATTGGAGAGTAGGCGATCTAGTTACTATTCCTGATAGTCAACTAGGTGGTGGCGGTGCTGCCGATGTTATTATTGAAATAACTAATATTCCAAATGGTGTTGAATATGTTAACCCAACTAGTGGTAACGTTGATGGATACTTTGGTTATCACTATTTAAGAGATCCAAGCAAACTTAAAAATACAGGTGCTGGCTATCGTAACATAGGCGATTGGGAAACTGCTGCACTAACTCTTATTGACAACAAAGAGTTTATTCAAGAACAAGTTGTAGAATTTATAAATGCTACATATCCGTCAATGATAGGAAACTATTCAGAAGCAAAATCCAAAAGAGATACAGGCTATATTGTTGATGCACTTGTAAAAGACTTACGTGCTGGCGGAAATGAATTTTCACTCGAAATGCAAGGAGAATTTTATCCTGGATCATTAGGAAGCATTAACATTCCAGGTTGCATAGCAGGTATGAAACACATTGCAACTATAGTAGAATCGTTGTTTGATAATAGTGCTCCTAACATTTATGGTGTTAACCTAGAATATCCTGCACCAGACCTATTTAACGGCGCAGCCGCACCTACAGATTGGGAAGCAGATAATTTATATCGTGTAGGAAATGTAGTACAGTTTTACGACCAAGCTGAAGCTGAAATGAAATTTTGGCAGTGTAATGTAGAGCATAGATCAGGCACAGTATTTAATACTGTAGAAGCTCAATTGTATTGGACAGAAGTATTTGGTCCAACAGAAACAGTAGCAAACTTAGTTGGAACAGTTACATTTGGCTTAGAATTTCCAGATGATTATAACCCTCCATTAAGAAACGAAGACATGGATGTCTTCTTGATGAACGATGCTACTCGTGTTAGCAACGTAACTGTACAAGGACACGGTGGGTATATGGTTGTACTAGATCCCGAAGGACAAGTACTAACTAAATCACCATATATTCAAGTTGGTTCGAGTTTCTCAAGATCGCAAAACAAACAAGTGTTTAGTGGTGGTATGTTTATTGATGCGTTCACTGGAAACAGTGCTGTACAAGTAATTGAAAAAGTAGACGGCAGTGCATTTAGACTTAAGATTAAGAGTTTACCAAATCAAGGCTTGTTCTTGCGTAAACCAGAAACTCCAAGTGCATTCTATATAGACGGTAGACGTTTCCAAGTTAATGCAATTACACAATACGATCCTGCTTTCGGAACAGCTGAAATTATTCTAGATCAAAACTCAAATGACGGTGCAGGATTTACGGGAACTACAAGTAGTTTGATTACTGGTATTGATTTAGATAGCGTAGGAGAATTTGAGTTTGATGAAGATAAGTGTAATAGAGATACACTTTATATTCTCGAAGGATTAGGGTTTGACGTTGCATTTGGTACAAACTATAATAGTGTACTTAATGGACTATCTTATATTAGAAGCTATGCGAACGAAGTTATTAATGATCAGTTAACTGAAACACTAGCAGCTCTAGCTGTTACAGAAGCAGAAGTTTTGGCATTGCCTGAAGTTGCAGATTCACCCGTAGCTACTTCAGCAGTCCAAAACAGAATGGCTGAAATATACTCTATTATGCAAAGTAATCCAGCGGCAACTGTTGTTTGGTCAGACCCAGGTACTGACCCTAATAAACGTTATGCACGTGAAATATTACAAGCAAACAGAGATTTTATTGCTACTGAATTAACAACCTGGATCAATGCTAATCAAGTTCCCGGAAACACTTATGATCCAGTCGCATGTGAACGTGATACAAAATATATTGTAGATGCATTAAGCTATGATATACAGTACGGTGGCAACACAGGAAGTATTAGAGCAGCCGAAGCATATTTTGAAGGCGCAGTAAGTATCTTACCAGAAGCGCAGAAGCCTTATACCGCAGCAGCATTTACACAATTAGCAACTATTGTTAGTGATATTGTTGGCGGCACATATGCAGGACAAGATAACAATGGAGGTAATGTTGGTACAGCTACAGAACAAGCAGAAGCTTCGAGTTTGGTAACAATTATTGTTGATGTTGTTAATGCCGATAGTGTAAGTGCTGCTCCAGCAAAAGTATATCCTGTTACAGCATGGGCTCCACAAGAACGTGTTGATGCTAAAAACGATATTGACGAAAATTCAAACCTTATAGCACACAGAACAGTACAAAGTGTAAATTCTCCTTTACCAATTACACTACAAACAGCTGGTAACAGAAGTATGCTAGGTAATGACTTTACACAAGTTAACGACCTAGGTTACGGATTAGTTTGTGTAAACGGTGCGCTATCAGAAATGGTTAGTATGTTTACATACTACTGTTGGGCAAGTTATTATGCTAAGAATGGTTCAGAAATTAGAAGTGTAACAGGCTCTTCATGTTACGGTGAATACGGACTTGTTGCTGAAGGAGCTGATCCAAATGAAATTCCAGATGCTGTTGTGCTGAGAGAAGACATGACACAACCTGCTAAAACATTTGCTGCTGATCTAATTCTTACTACAACAGCACCAGTTGCATTAGTAGAAGGCGATGAGCTAACACAAGATATAACAGGTGCAACAGGAACAGTAGTTGTAGATACAAGTGCACCAGGATCTTATCATGTATATCTAATTAATGTGTCAGGATCATTTAACACTACAAATGAAATACAAGTAACTGGAGGTCCTAGTTCACCATCTGCCTTAGGAGCAGATAGTGTTCCAACTGATATTGATAGTACAGGTTATGGTAACCCACAAGAGCAACTATCAATTCATGTATTTGATATGATAGATCCTCCAAGTAATAGATCAGAATTTGATATATATCACCCTGCTCGTCCAGCATTTGCACGTTATGAAGTAGCAAATGCAACAGAAGTTAATCATGTTGTTGGACGTTATGAGCTAGTTAATACAACTATTCCTGCAACTACAGCACCAGCAAATGGTGCTAGTGGCACTGCGGCTGGCGCAATCTTTAGTATTGACAAAACTATTGAATATGGTTATTCTGTTATAATTGCAAATGCAGGTACTGATTATACTATTGGAGATACTGTTACAGTACTAGGAAGTCATTTAGGCGGTATTGATGTTGTTAACGATGCAGTAATTACTGTTGATGCAGTTGATCCAAACGGCGGCATCACTGAAGCAAGTATTGCAGGTACAATATCAATAGAGGCAAGTACTCCAAAATATACAGGACAAGTTTATAAGTTAAACTTCTCAACCAGTGATGTAAGATATAGTACTAACGGTCTACTCAATGAAGTATTATGGGGAGATTTAATTAACTATAGACGTAACCAAACACACATATTAGGAGACATTGCAAGACCAGATGTATTAACAATTCGTCCAAGCACTGCTGTTGTATTCGATGAAAATCCTGATTATGTATATCGTTCAATCAGTTTCTTAACATCAAACTCAATTGGTGAAGATTTAGGTGTTAATGAAGCGCAAGCTGGATTTGATGAAACATACGATTATATACGATTAATTGTTGATCAAACAAAAGCTCAAGAAGTAGCGAATGCAGGTTCAGGCACTACAAAAGGCAGCACCATTGGTGACGTTGTAATTGCTGTTCAACCTACAGTTGATGCAAACGAAATATCAAGACTTAATAACAATAACTTAACACCCGAATCAAATAGACCGTTAGGTTGGACTCCAGCAAAACTAGTTCCGGCTCCTATATTATCGTGGGGAGGGAAGAAGTTCTATGTTTATAATTATAGAGGTGTTGATGCAACAGATACAATAGTTGCGCCTGCAGAAGATAATGCTTACGGTATAGTTGACCTAGTAGCAGTCGGTGACGATATTAACCAAGTAGCTATAAATGGTATTAATTCGTCAATGGTATTAGGTGCAGAAACTGTTACTTTACGTGCAGGTCTAAAAGCAGGTGCTACTGGTAATGTTACCGTTAACATTTCAACCTGTCGTGCTACTGCACACGATTTCTTAGATGTTGGTACAGGTGGATTTAACCAAAGTAACTATCCAAATGTTATCTTCGGTCTACCAAGAGAAGCCGACCAAGCAAAAGAAGTTGACGAGCGTGGTAAGGGTCGTGTGTTCTATGTAAGTACAGACCAAAACGGTATATTCCGTGTAGGACGATTCTTCAGTGTTGACCAAGGTACTGGTACTGTTACATTTAGTGCATCACTTGCACTATCAGATGTTGACGGACTAGGCTTTAAGCGTGGTGTTGTTATTACTGAGTTCTCAACAGATACAGCAATGACTGACAATGCATCAGATACCGTCCCAACAGAAAGTGCTGTACGTGGTTATGTAAACAGACGTTTAGGTTACGACTCAACAGGTGCTCCAGTTGCAAACAAAATAGGACCAGGTGTACTTGCTCCAAACGGCGCAGTACCGATGACTGATGACTTAAATGCTGCTGGTAATACAATTACTAACTTAAAAGCACCTGAAACAGATTCAGATGCTGCAACTAAAGCATATGTTGATGCAGCAGGTGCTGACAACGATACTATTCCAGATTTTAGAGACACCGAAATTAATGATTTAGATGAAGGCCAACTATTAGTATCAACTGGATACAAAAAACTATTCCTAAGTGCAGGTAGTGTTGTTAGTGCGCCTTTTGAAAGAGGTGACACAATAAGTGGTACTGTTACTGGAGCAACTGGCACACTAGTTGATGTATTTTCAAGTGAAGGATATGAAGGCGAATTAACAGTTTTAGTATACGAGCCAACATCAGTAACAAACTTTAATACAAACGATGTTGTAACAGTTGTTGGAGGAGCCCAGGGAGCTGTTGTTGATGGTCCTGCTGATGAATGGGCAAATGGTGTATGGAATGTTGCAAGTGACATTTTAGTTTCTACAAACAGAGAAGTTTCAGTACAAGGTTCTGAAGTAACTAGTCGCTATACAACAATTAATATGCAAATTGCACCTAATACTATTGTAAATGGTGATGTTAATGCTAATGCCGGAATACTTCAAAGTAAACTTTTATTAAATGCTGCTACAACTAGAGCAGATGCAACAGGCATTACACAAGCCAATTTAGGTGTAGCAAGTTTTGATGACGCACGTTTTGAAATAACAGACGGCTGGGTAACAGTTAAAGCAGGTTCTGTTCCATTATCAGATATCGAACTAATAGATGAAGATATGGTACTAGGACGCAGTCTTGCTGGAAATGGACAGGTAAGTGCTGTTTCATTTAATACAGTAATTGACGAAGGCGGCGGATTATTAGATTCTGATTTTGATGCAGCAAACATTATTCCGGATTCAAGTGATCCAGGTGAAGCCCTAATTAAAACTGGCGCAGGAACTTACGGTATTTCAAATGTAACCAAGACAGGCGAAGTTAACTCAATAGTTAAAACAGATGTAAACGGTAGCATCCAAGTTAACTCGTTGATACTCGGCGGTGACAGTAGTTATGAAATACTAGCACTAGACGGCACAACAATACAGTACAAGACTCCTGCACAAGGTGTTGTGTTTGAAGCAACAGGTGATGGTACAACTACAGACAACGGAAATGTAACACTTGAAGTTGCAGGTAGTATTAATGTTGCAGGCACAGGAGTTGGAGAAAGTGCTTTACAAAATACATCAAACTTTAACGGGGAACCTGTACTTGCTGTAGATTGGGTTTATACATCATTCCTTGAAGCACCAGGTGAAAAAGGTACTGCGTCGACAGGTATTGCAATCGGTGCAAACACTGGTAAATCAGTAGCTGGTGAGATATCAATTGTAACAGGAGATAGTACTTCTGGACAAAGTGTGTCGCCAATGAAGTTTACTAAAGACGGTATGTTACCAGATGTTGATAGTGCTTACAATATAGGTAGCGCAACTAAAAAATACAACGAGATATTTGCTAACTTGTTCCGTGGTACAGCAACTGAAGCATACTACGCTGACTTAGCAGAAAACTATCTAGGTGATGCTGACTACGAGCCCGGCACAGTACTTGTGTTTGGTGGAGATGCAGAAGTTACTGCATGTAGTATAAAAGGACAATCAACTGTAGCTGGAGTTGTTACAACAAATCCGGCACACTTAATGAACAGCGCATTAGAAGGCAATCATGTTACAGGACTAGCATTACAGGGTAGAGTACCTTGTAAGGTAATAGGAAAAGTTCACAAAGGTGATATGCTAGTTACAAGTGCTGTGGCAGGATATGCTATTGTTAATAACGATCCAAAAGTTGGTACTGTAATTGGTAAAGCAGTAGGTGAAAAACTAGACCAAGACAGAGGAATTGTTGAAGTGGTTGTAGGAAAACACTAATGAAAAATAGTCAAATAAAAAAACTAGTATCACAAGACAAAGCAAAAGTAACTACAAGTAAAGATGAGCAACCGCGTCAAGTGGTTGCTACATCTGGCAAATTAAGAGTAACGTTTCTAAAGGGTAATCAAAATGGCAAAACTAACAATTGATATAGGTACAAGTCCGAACAAGGGCGACGGCGATCCAATACGCACAGCATTTCAAAAGATAAACGCAAACTTTAACGAATTGTATGCCGGAAATTTTACAGACCCTGCAAATTTAGAATCTTCGTTAATTCCCGGAACTGATGGTGCATACGATTTAGGAAGTACAACCGCACAGTGGGGAGATCTTCATGTAGCAGATTTTATTTACTTAGGTGGTGTAAGGATTGAAGTTAATTCAAACGGAGCATTACTTGTAGGCGGAAGCAATCCAATACAAACACAAGACACTATGGGCAGTGTATTTGGTGACGATTCAACTCTACTTGTAGATGGTGTAAACGGAGTTATTCCAAGTGCAAATATATCAGGCACAGAAGCAACTAACTGGGACACAGCGTTTGGTTGGGGTGACCATAGTGCAGCAGGATATGCACCGCAAGCAACAACATATACTAAAACAGAAGTAGACTTAGCTATTGCAGCAGTTGATCCGTTTAGTGGCGATGTTACTGGTTCAGTGTTTGCTGACGACAGCACACTGTTAGTAGATGGTGTGGCTGGTATGGTTGTTGGTGACATAAAAAATAGTTTAATTGAAACAAATAATATTACAGCACTGCCAGGAGACACTGATTTATACATCCAAGGTGGAATTGATAGTGGTACTCCAGGTAACCCTGCAAGAGTAAACATAGGTACTACCAACACAAGCACTATTGTATTAGGAGCAGGCGAT